GGCTCATCGGGAGAAGCGTGAGGAAATGTATCTGACCATTGCGAAGAAATACTCCGAAAAGGAAATGGCCGTATTCCCCGAAATGCTGTCCGAAGTTGTGAAAAGCATGGAGGAAAACCCCGACCAAGATTTCCTTGGTGAGCTGTTCATGGCTCTTGAACTTGGAAACGATTGGAAAGGGCAGTTTTTCACTCCGTATTCAGTGTGCCGTGCTATGGCGGCAATAACACTCGGCGGTGAGGGCTTAAAAGAAAAGCTCAGCCGTGAGCACTGGATATCCGTAAATGACCCCGCCTGCGGCGCCGGCGCTCTACTCGTGGCTTTTGCCAATGAGTGCCGACGCCCGGGCAATGATGTTAACTTTCAAAGCTCTGTGCTTTTCGTAGCTCAGGATATAGATTTTCTCGCCGGCTGTATGTGCTACATACAACTGAGCCTGATGGGATGCCCCGGCTATGTAGTTATAGGCGATACCTTGTGTAATCCATCCACAAGCTATGATGGCCGTGGGCTTATCCCGAGGGACGATGGAAATGTGTGGTACACACCATTCTACTTCCGTCCTGAATGGCATTGGAGAAGAATTGCAGCGCAGATGGACATGCTGTGCAGAACAGCGGTTCCGCTGGTGGAGGCAGAAGAGCCGCACCCGGAGCCGCCGCGTCTTGTAGAGCCGCCTTTGGCCGAAACCGAGACTGGGCAGCTGACTTTGTTTTAAGGAGTGCGTGGATGAGAAGATGGACCGAAGAGGAATATCAGTTCGTTAAAGACAATTGTGGCAAGCTCTCCAATCAGCAGATTGCCACGGCTCTCGGCAGAACTTATAGTTCTGTCAATCTGGCCCGTGCCAGACTTGGGCTTGTTGAAAAACAGCCGCCTTGGACAGAGGACGATAAGGCTTATGTGGTTGCTCATAAGGACAGCATGATGGATAGCGAGATTGCTGCTGTTCTTGGCCGAAGCGTTGAGAGTGTAAGCACAATGAGAAGAAAGCTCGCCGGCTGCAAAAAACGCAACTGGACACCGGAGGAAGAAGAAACCCTCCGCACTTTCTGGGGCACGATGACAGTCGAGGGTTTGTGCAAAAAGCTGGGTAGGAGCCGCAACGCCATTATGGTGCGCGTTAACAGACTTGGCTTGCCACCATATTTAGAAAGCGGTGATTACATTACCGTCAATCAGCTGCACAAGGCTTTCTGCGGAACGAACTTCTATACCTACCAGTTGAAAAGCTGGGTCAATGACAGAGGAATGCCTATCCACAACAAGCGGCGTGGCAAGAACACATACAGGGTGATCTACCTTGACGAGTTCTGGGAGTGGGCAGAGAAACACCGCTCATTCCTGGACTTCTCCAAGCTTGAGCCCCTTGCTCTCGGTGAAGAGCCGGCGTGGGTAGTTGAGCAGAGGCACAAGGATTTCAAAGCCAACGCCCTGCAGAGGAAAGACCCTTGGACACCCCACGAGGACAGCAAGTTAAAAGCTCTGCTCAAACGGCACAAGTACGGATATGCCGAACTATCCAAGATGCTCAACAGGTCTGCCGGGGCCATTCAAAGGCGCTGCACCGACCTTGGATTAAAAGAACGCCCGGTGAAAGCCGATAACCACGGCGAAGCCTCCAAATGGACAGAGGCCATGTACACCATTCTTGCGGACGGCATCAGGAACGGAGACAGCTACTCCTCGATGGGAGAAATGATAGGAAAATCTGAAAAAGCCGTCAGGGGCAAGGTCTACACGGTGTATTTGACAGAGAACGCCGACAAGATTCGCCCTATGCTCGGTGATGGGCCGTGGGGCAGCGGAGCACCCATCCCCACCGTAAAGCAAGCTGTTCACCTGAGTAACCACCGCACCGAGACTAAAGCTCAGCTCTCCGCTCTTGCCGGTATTCTCAAATATAGGATGAACGAGTTGGGTTATGACCCGTACTGGCAGCGCCACATGTGCCTAAATTGGGATTACATGGAGGGCTGCACTGCTAACTGCACGGACTGTGACTCCTGTACAGAGTTCAGGAGAATTCCCCCTCAGTACTGTGCCCGATGCGGCATCACCTTCTTTGAAAGAGAGGAAAACCGCTTTTGCAAAGACTGCCGCATAGCCAGAAAAAAGAGAGCTCAACGGCACTGGATGCGCGTCAATGAGTTCTCCCGAAAATAAAATAGCCGCTATCCGCGGCACGAAAGGAGCAAATATGGCAAAGAAGAAATTGAACACCCGCTGCCCTCTGCAGGTGGAGTGTGAGCGTAAATGCACCTACGAGGGTCACGAACTGGACTGTGACTATTATTTCAATAACGCTGTCGGTGAAGACAGGACCATCGAAGACCAGGAGCTTATCCGGGCAGAGAGGGAACGCGAAGTGTACGAGGCCGAGTATGAGGCCGAGCTTGCGGCCGTCGATGAGGAAGACCATTTACCTGATGCCACGAAAATGGTCTATCTGCCCATTGACCGCCTGCACCCTCATCCTGATAATCCCCGAAAGGATGTAGGCGATGTGTCAGAGCTGGCCGAGTCCATCAAGGCTAAAGGCGTTCTCCAGAATTTGACTGTAGTTCCCGGTCACTATCTTTCGGATGAGGAAATGAAAAAAGGCTATGCGGAATACGCCGCCAAGCCGAGTGAGGAGCTGCGTGTAATTCTGAATAGGCGGTGGACAAATGCAGACTACACAGTGCTCATTGGCCACCGTAGACTTGCGGGAGCAAAGCTTGCTGGCCTCACAGAATTGCCCTGCTCCATCGTGGAAATGAGCATTGAAGACCAGGTTGCCACAATGCTTGTTGAAAACATGCAGCGTTCCGACCTCACCGTGTACGAGGAGGCCAAGGGCTTCCAGATGATGCTCGACCTCGGCAAGAGCGTGAAAGAAGTCTCTGACATGTCCGGCTTTTCTGAGTCCACTGTCCGCAAGCGTGTCAAACTGGCTGAGCTTGATGAGGCCAAATTCAAAAAGGCCGTTGACCGCGGCGCCACTCTGTTCGACTTCGCAGAGCTCGACAAAATCGAAGATCCTACTACTAAGGACAAGCTCCTTGACAGTATAGGCAAGGCCGATTTCCAGAATGAGCTCAAGCGTGAGCTTGAAAAACAGAAGGACAGAAAAAAGCTCGAACACTACGTAGAGGAAGTTTCCAAATGGGCTGCCCCTGCCGATAAAACCGAGTGGGGCAATGGGCATAAAGTTGCAAAGGTCGGCAATGACACCATAGAGGTTGACTATGTCAGAAATTACGGCACTTACGGCAGTTCAACAGCTGTTGTAGAAAAGCCTGATGATGCAGACGAACGCCGGTATTTCTTTATCAGGTCTTCTTACAGTGTCGATATATATGCCGAACTGACAGAAGCTCTCCGGGCAGAAAAAGCTGCCCAGGACGCCGAACGACAGGAAAAACGCGACCGTGAGGAAGCCATAACGAATGAATTCCGAACCATTACTGCAAGGCATTACCAGCTTCGCCGTGATTTCATTCTGAACTTCAACCAGTTCAAACAGAAGTCTGTAGAAGTTGCAGAATTCATAAGTGATACCATGGTCATGTACGGCATGGAGCGCCGCTATGGTAGCGAAGACATAGAACTGCTTTCCGAACTCCTTGGCGTACCTCTGAATGAAGCCGAAGATAGTCTTGATTATCACGAGTTTCTCAGAATTAAAAAAGAGTTTCCTGAGCGCACTATGTTAATCATAGCCTTTTGGCTCAGGGACGATGCTGATGAGGGGTACTGGCAGAACAGGTGGGATTCAACGCTTGCCGCCTATCGCAGAGTTTTCAACGAGAACGAAAACCTCTCAGAAACATACCGGCTTCTCAAGTGGCTTGGTTATGAAATGAGCACAGAGGAAGAGCAGATGTACAAAGGCACTCATCATATGTTCGATGCCACGAATGATGACGAAGACGATTATCCCGAAGATGGTGAAGATGAATGAGGGCACTGTTTAAGTACCCTGGCTCAAAATGGTCAATAGCCGATTGGATTATCGGCATGTTCCCCGAACACCACAGCTATCTGGAGCCGTTCTTCGGCTCCGGGGCTGTGCTGTTCAGGAAAGAACGCAGCAATATCGAGACGGTAAATGACCTTGATGGCGATGTGGTGAATCTTTTTGAATGGATAAAAAAAGACCCTGAGCAATTGGCAGATTACATATACATGACGCCGTATTCGCGTGATGTATACAACAAGGCCTGGGATGCCCAATACACCGAACGAGATTCTTTTATGAGGGCGGTGTATTTCTACACAAGGATGATGATGGGGCATGGCTTCAGGACTACCGGGGAGCGCGTTGGTTGGAAAAATGATGTGCAGGGACGCGAATCTGCTTATGCGGCCAGACATTGGTGCCAAGTGCCGGATATGATTATGCATGCAGCAGAACGGCTCCGAGGCGTTCAGATTGAAAACCAAGCCGCAATTAAGCTCATAGAAAGATTCAATTCCCCGAAGGTGCTGATATATGCAGACCCTCCATATCTTCTCAACACCAGGCACGGGAAACAGTATCGATGTGAAATGACCGAGACAGAACATGTAGATCTCTTAGTAACCCTCAGACAACATACAGGCCCAGTTCTCATATCAGGATATCCGTCACCGCTATATAACGACATGCTGCGAGACTGGCATTATGAAACCCGCAATGTCCACAACCAACTATCTGCCCCAAGAACGGAAGGTCTGTGGATGAATTTCAACCCATATACGAGGTGACACATGAAAAATCAACATACCAACTGCCCCAACTGTGGGGCTGTCATAGTTCCGGGAGAATTCAAGTGCTCTTACTGCGGTACTGTGTACTACGACATGAGTAACATACCTTTGCAAGAGCCTATCCTGCTGACTGTCAAAGTCCCTATGCGCAGAGGGCATCAGATAATTACCCAAAAGGTGTTCTGTCGAGGTGCAACAATAGACAGGGTTGGAGGCTATCTGTACGCTGATGATGTGCTTCAGGAGAGCACATTTGAAAACATTTTCACTTTGGAATTTGTTAGCCTCGAAGATCCGCTCAAAGTGGAAAAGGTTTATGAGGAGGAAGCACTATGATACTTGAACGCTGGGACTATAAAGCCAGAGCATATAAGCCTTATGAAATCCCTGATACATGGAAGGTAGGCGTGTACAGGGAAAATCTGTCTGATGAAGTGGACTGCGCTGTATGCGGCACAACCATTACATACGGCGAAAGCTATACCTCTCCGACTATTCACACTGAAATCCTTGGCATTGGGTACTGCGTATGCGGTAAATGCCACATGGAAGAAATGAAACACCGGCTTTCATTTGGGCCGGCAAATGCGGAGGCAGATAACGATGGCAATTAAGAATTACACCACGAAAGTGGACGTCTACACTTCCCTTGGTGAGATCCAATCAGCCCTTGCCAAAGGCGGGGCGAACAAGGTGATGGTGGACTATGACAATGGTGTCCCTGTAGCGGTGACATTCTCAATTCCTACTCCCAGAGGTACGCAGGGCTTTGCCCTGCCTGCCCCTGTGGAGGGAACTTTGCGAGTGTTCGCCCGGCAGAAAATAAAGGCTGACCGGCAGCAGGCCGAAATGACCGCGTGGCGAAATGTCCGTGATTGGGTGTTGGCTCAGATGGCTCTCGTGGAGAGCTGTGATGTGCCGGTAGACCAGGTCTTTCTCCCGTACCTGCGGAACTATGACGGAGCCACGCTCTACGATGTGTATGCCAATGGCCAGCTGAGATTGGAGGAGCACTGTGAGTAACTACGACGACTATTTCACTGCGGACGACTATCCTGATTATGATATGTGCACCTTGTGTGAAATGAACGGCGAAGACTATCACTATGATGAAAACGGAAAATTTGTATGCCACTGTATTACATGTCAATCGGAGGATGATGAATAAATGCACGAAATACTTTTCCGCGGCAAACGGCGCGATAATGGCGAGTGGGTAGAGGGATACTACATCAGAACATCGTGCAGCGAGATTGAAGCAGTGATTATCCCCACAAGCGCTTTCGCAGAAAGGAATAGAAACTTGCGGTTGGAAGTCGACGAGTGGTGGGAGGTTGAGCCTTCCACCGTAGGACAGGATACCGGCCTTAATGACAAGAATGGAAAGCGAATTTACGAGGGAGACATTCTTGATTGCGGAGACAGAATTACATATGTGTGTTGGCATAAATGGTGCGGAGCTTGGGATTGCAAATTCGTGAGGTACAAAGACAAATTGTGTTCCAACGGTATAGAAAACTCTGAGTGGAAATACCGCGCAACAGTAATCGGCAACATCCACGATAACCCGGAATTGCTGGGAGGTTGGCGATGAAAGCTGTAATGATGAGTGTGCAGCCAGAGTGGTGTGCCATGATTGCCAATCTTCTGAAAACCATTGAGGTCCGAAAGGATTTCCCTAAACTTGAAACTCCCTTCAAGTGTTATATCTACTGCACCAAAAGGCCGCCCTACCTTGTGCTTGGTGATGTGTTCCGCGGAAACTGGGAAACAGAGTACACAACCACGCACGGCTATTCCAGAGAAGAAGCTGACCGGATTTGGGGCACTCTGAACGGTAAGGTTATCGGGGAATTCATTTGCGATAAGATTTCAACTTATCCGTATGTGGAGGACGAATCCGATCCCGGTGTATGGCGTTATGAGATACCGACCTCCGAGGGAGAAAGAATCGGCCTTAAATATGATGAGTTTGCAGCATACGGGAAAGGCCAAACGCTCTACGGCTGGCACATATCCGATTTGAAAATCTATGATGAGCCGCTGGAAATCACGCAGTTTATCAAGCCTTGTCCTTACGATGAGATTTGCGAGTGCTGCGGTGAATATTTTGAAATTGAGGACTGCTGCAAAAATGCTGCTCTGCAGATCAGACGCCCGCCACAGTCCTGGTACTATGTAGAGGAAGGTGTTTTTAGTGCCTAAAAGCGGAGACAAGCTCACAGTAACCGAGCTTTTGGGAACTCCAATTCTGATTATCAGCCGGCACGATGATGGAGAACAACGGCGAAAGCACAAAAAACGCCGGATAAACAAAAAATGGCTAAAACGATACGGTGTGTATCATGTGCCTATAAAGCCCAACAGCGTTATTTACTTCCAGGGAAGGCTGATGATGACTTATCCCACATATTTGAAATTGAAAAATGAGTTAAAAGAAAAAGGGGTGCGTGTCTATAGCACCAAAGTACAGAAGCTCAAGGAGGCCTACCATGACACCAACTGAAAAAGCCCTGACAGTATTCTTTGCAGTAATATTTCTTGCTGCACTTGTAGCTGAGTGGAGGAAAATGCGATGAGACTTGTAAACGCTGATCACTTTCTTAATACTGCCATCAGAAATTGCCCTATAGAAGATGGCGGAATACCTATTGGGGATTTCGCAACGCATTGCAAAATACTCAAGCTCTACCCAACCATTGAGCCCAAATGGCTTTACCGTCTCGAAAGCACTTCGGAAGATAACGGCCTTTGGTATAACAGCAATAACGAGTTTGTTTGGGGCATTGGAAAATTGCCGGAGTGCAAAACCAAGGATTTGCCCATGGATTATGATGAGCGCTACCACAAGGACGGTCGCAATTGGTTCAGCTCGTGCAGCAGAAAAGAGAATCTGATGCATTGGTATAGCGTGAAAGATGCTACCGATTTGATTGCCAACGGCTTCGTTTTTACAAGGTATCTGGCAACTGAATATGTGGAGTATGAACTCGAAACTACCTTTATCAAAGAGACCTCCCTTGTAAGAGAAGAAATTAGCATTGAAGAATTGTTTGATACTGCAGAAAAACCCCGCTGGATAAGCGTCGAGGAAAGCCTGCCAAAGTTAGTGCCATGCACAGCCGGGACGGCATATTCCAACGCTGTGAACGCACTGACCTCAGGACGCAAAGTGATTACTGCGATTTGGGATGGAACTGATTTCATCGGAGACGCTGCGTTTTGGGAGGCAGAGGACGAGGTAATTACACATTGGGCACCTGTTCTTTTACCCCTTCCGCCGCAACTCAAGGAGCACGATACATGGGAAGAATAAAAAGGTTTCGCCCTCGGCTTAGAACGAGACTGTGGCGGCTTTTCCATCCTAAACAATGGGCTGAAATGCGAGAACAATGGCGCCGCATGTCCATTGATGAAATGCACTTCTACCAATCAGTCAAGTGGAGAGCATTGCGGTCAAGAGTGACATCAAGAAAAGAGGTATCCAAAATGTCTAAACGTCTAACAAAAATTGTCGCCGAAGGTGTCCCTATATACATAGGCGAAGACAGCCAACACGACACTGGGATTGTTGCAGCAGAAATGACCATCGGGCAGATTAGAAAGGTCCTCATAAGATTAGCTGAATATGAAAACCAGGATGAAGATACACCGGACACATGGATTGAGAAGGAAGATATCTACGACAATGGGTTCACCATCGATATAAAACGCTGGTGGGAGTGCCCCGGCTGCAGATTGAAAACCAGAGCTCAATATGATTATGATGGCAAAACTGTTGGCTACAATTTCTGCCCCAATTGCGGTAAGAAGCTGAAAAAGGAGGATAATAATGGCTGATCCCAAAACAATGCAAATGGAAATCAAGTGGGATACCCGCCTGTGCACCGTAAATGGTAGACCCGGATATTTCCACACATGGGAACAATGGTCTGAGGTTGTAGGTGAAAGCCCCTTGGTGGGTGGTCATCCTGCCGGTACCGTATCCTGCGTGTACGGTATTGTTGAGTTTACAAATGGGGTTGAGCGAGTCGACCCAGTATCAATCCAATTTGCGGATGAGCGCAACAGTATGATAGCTGCTTTTGAGAGAGCGTTCAGGAAGAAGTGCGGAGGTGAGAAAAAATGAGGATGTTTACGCGTACAAAAGATATTGATTACATAGTCAATATCCTTAGTACCCCCGCTATTCTCGGGCAGGTTGCTGAAGAAGCCGACGAGCTTGGTCAAGCTGCCCTCAAGCTCCAGCGCATTCTCATGGATGAAAACCCAACGCCGGTTACTGAGCCCGAGGCCAAGACAGCGCTCATAGAAGAAATTGCAGATGTATTTTGCTGTTTGGAAGCCATAGTGCAAAAGGTGGGGATTTCCTATACGTTAGATATAGACCCGCTGATACCTGAAAAAGCCAGGCGTTGGGCAGAACGGATCCTCGAGAAGCTGGAGGGTGTTCCCGACATAAATGTCGGTGACAAAAAGCCGATGCCTCTGTCGTTCGGAGAGGTAAAGGCGCTCAATGGCGAAAAGGTATATATTGCTGCCTTCAAACCGAAGGCAAATGAAAAGCTCCTTTATGCACATTTCTACGGCTCAAAAGAGATGGCGATAGAAGTGGTGGACGGAGATGTCAGGACTATTATAATCCCACTGAGTACATACGGCTCAAAATGGGCTGCATATAGACAAAACCCGGAGTGCCAGAGTCGGGAGGTTAACCAGTGAGCTATGATATTTCTTTCAAAGCAAAAATTGAAGGCACAGATGTATATGTTGACGTAGGCGAGTGTTGGGCAAATATCACATGGAATGTCCGCGACATGATAAAGGCGTCAACCGGGCTTGAGTGGCGTAACGAAGAAAACAATGGTCTTTGTTCTGAGGTAATTCAAGCCATAGGTAAAGGGTATGTTGAGCTGATTAACAACCCGGAGAGCTATAAGAAGTACGAAGCTCCTAACGGGTGGGGAACGGTGGAGGGAACGAAGCGGTTTTTCAGGAATATCCTTGACGCGTGGGATAAACTGAAAGAGAGCGACCCTGAGCTTGCAAAAGTGGCCGTCTTCTGGATAGGATAGGAGTAGCCATGCTTGATGCCAAGATAGACTGCGTTGAGGAGACCTATTCGCTCATAGTCGGTGAACAGAAAGTCGGTGAGGGCAGCCTCAAAGAAATGGGTGCTCTCCATGGCCAAATTGAAGCCCGGGCGAAATGTGTCCTATACCCCTACAATGAAAGACAGCCCACGGATGTTCCAGAGGGCTGCAGCTTGGAGCAATGCTCCACTTGTGACTGGAACCGAGACATAGCAATCAAACGGCGCGCTGGCGCCAGCAACACGTGATACCGCAAGGCCGAAGAAAAGGAGGTGACGCTCAATGACAGATATGACATGGCAGCAGCTCGATGACCATTTGACTCTTGTCGAGAAGCTGACCGAAGCAAGGGAACTCGTCCAAGGATTAAGGGCGTCGCTCGGCCTGAAAGCGCAAAATCTCAGCGGCATGCCAAGAGGCAGTGGTGTTGGCAATGTTGTGGCAAATGCCACAGTAGAGATTAACCGGCTTGAGGAACGGATTGAGAAGCTTGCTGCTTTGGTAGAGAAAAGCCAGAAACCCATTGAAGAATGGATAGACAGCGTTGACAGCTATTACACCCAAACCATTCTTCGGCTGCGCTTCCTTTACGGCCTCTCGTGGAAAGAGGTGGCAGATACGGTGGGCGGAAAGAACACTGTCGACAGCGTCAAAATGGTTTGCTATAGGCTCTTCCCACAAAATCCTGTTCCGTGATGTTACGCGTTGTTACTCCGTGTTACTTGATGTTCCGCAAAAAGCGTGATATATGTATACTCGCGAAAAACAAAATTCCTACATAGCTGAGGCAGTCCCTTCGGGGGGCTGCCTTTATTATTTCAGGAAGGAGGGCCGAGCCGTGTATAGCTCCTTTTGCACGGCCGCAACCTGGGCAGGGGCAGGATCGCCAACCGGCATCTGCAGCAGGCAAACTATTAAAAGGAGTTTTACCCGTGAAAAACAAATTCAAAAACAATCCCTCGTTTTATTATTCCATGAGCATCGCCGCGACTTGGGCGGGGGCAGGTTCCTTTATCGTGGGAACGCAGATCGCGCAGACAGCCGGCATCTTCCCTTGGCTCCTGTGGGCATTGGGCAACAGCCTTTGCTGTATAGTCTTCGGCCTGTTGGCTAACTCTTTCCCTAAGCTCCGCGCCGTGGCCATAAGCAAGCCTGTACAGTACCTTATGGGGCTGATGTGTGTATTCCAGATATGGGTCAACATGAACGGCATTTATGAAATGCTGGCACCGACCGTCATCGGCAGCAAAGCGGCCTATATCATTGTGTACATTACCTCCGTGTTCTTCATCCTGTTTTACCTGAAGAAAGCTACATTCAGGAATGTGGCCACCGATAACATGTCGTGGGTGCTTGTGTATGGCCTGATAGCCGTACTCGTTGCGTTCTCGATGCTGACAGAGGGTGTCCATAGCATTCCCACCGTGATAGAACTGCCGGAAATCAAAAGCAAGGCGTGGCTCTGCTTCACCCTGTCATTCGGTGCATTCTTCTACCCCACATTTTGGGAACTGCTTGATTACAATGATGCCAACGAGGACGGCACCTCAAAGGTCAATATGCGCAGGGCCTTTATCCATGGCGGCCTGCTGTTCGGCTTTTACCTGCTGTTCGTCCTCGCCGGTGCATTCACCACATATTCTCCCGCGGTGAGTCTGCTGAAAGGTATCCTGGTATCCCTCGTGGCGATGTCTTCACTGTCTTCTTTCCTGTATGGCGCAATGGTCAATTTCGGGAAGAAAGTGGGCGTGGTAATCGACCTCGCGGCCGTGGCCTGCTGGCAGCTGCTTGTCCCCATGGGCGTCATGGGCGTGTGGACTCTGATGCAGAATGTCCGCATCTGGATGGTAATGGCCATGTTCGCAATTGCCCTTGTGTGGTACCTCTCTGAAAGAAGGTGCCGCAATGCTTAAAGTCCTCGGAAGAAAGCAGAACAGCACCAATGCTGATTGGCTTGCAGCTGTTGCCGACATTGAACGGCTCATATCTGCAGAGGAAGTTGAGCAGTTCGCGGCAAAGGCTATTGCCGATATCCGCGTGGCCACCGCAGGCAAGAAAGCGGCCTACGGATGGAGCGGTGGTAAGGACAGTATTGTCCTTAGCAAATTGTGCGAAAGCGCCGGCGTGACCCGGAGTTTCTTCGGGCACTGCGACTTGGAGTTTCAGAGTTTCCTGAGTTGGGCGCTCTCCAATATGCCGGAGAACTGTTTGGAGATCACAACTCCAATTGGTCTCCGTTGGCTCTCCGAACACCCGGAGATGCTTTTCATAGACGATGCAAAAAGGCTCAACCGTTGGTACGGCATGGTACAGCGGCGGGCCTTTTCTGATTATTATGCCGCTGAGAAGCCCGACCTTATCATTGTGGGTCACAGGGTGATTGACGGCAATGTGTGCGGCGAGGGCGGGTACATCCGCAAAAAGTCCGGCGAGGTGCGATATGCACCCATTGCCGACTGGCCGCATGAAGCTATCCTCGGCTACATTCACTACCACGGCCTTGAACTGCCTCCTGTCTACGACTGGGAGGATGGCTATGTGTTCGGGCCTACGCCGTGGCCTATCTGGGGACACCCGAAAGACCATGCAGATGGTTGGCGAATGATACACAGCCTTGAGCCTGCCATATTGCCGGAGGCGGCAAAGTGGTTTGAGTCCGCCCGGCGCGTTCTCGAGGAGGTGCAGGCATGATAATTACCAAAGTACCTCTCAACATGCTCAAGGCGCCTGAAAAGAATGTGCGTATACACTCGGCAAAGCAGATCGAGGAATTCAAGCGGAGCATTGAAATGTTTGGCCAGATACGTCCCATCGTCTGTGATGAGGCGTACACCATCATTGCCGGAAACGGTCTGTACGCTGCGCTCTCTGCTCTGGGATGGGCTGAGGCTGACTGCTACATTGTCAGCGGCCTCTCCGAAGTGGAGAAAAAGAAACTCATGCTTGCGGATAATCGCATATTCAGCCTCGGAGTTGACGACCTTCAGGCGTTCGATGAGATACTCCTGGAACTCGATAACGACTTCGATATTCCCGGCTACGATGCCAGCCTCTTGGAGACTCTGACAATTTCCCTTGATGACGCGGACGATTACATATCCGGCTACGGCATCATTTCTGAGGAAAGCAAAGAGCAGATGCAGAGGGCGGCTGAAAAATACCGCGTGGAAGAAGAGGAGTTCGCACACTCCTACGAGGAATACAAGCCCAGCGCGCCGCTCCACCCACAGGAAAGCGTCTCCAACGGCTTCCAGCAGCCGGAGAATATTGGAGCATCGGTGGCAGAAAAGCCCGCTGGAGAGCCGCGGAACGAGTTGCAACGGCAGTTTCTCATCTGCCCCAAGTGTGGTGAGAAGATATGGCTATGAAAAAGATAGAGTGCGGCATGGACGTGGTACAGGCTGCACGAAAGCGCATAGTCAATGCTTTCTCCAATGGCGTGAAGATCTACATGGCGTTCTCTGCCGGCAAGGACAGTCTTTGCATGGCGCATCTGGTGTATGACCTTGCGAGGCGTGGCCAGATAGACCCGAGGCTGCTGGTTGTTATCTTCATCGATGAGGAGGCCATATATCCGTCCATGGAGCAGATGGCACTCCGCTGGCGTAAACGCTTCATTGGCATTGGTGCTGAGTTCCGCTGGTATTGCCTGCCGGTCAAGCAGGTGTCGATACTCCACCATCTGCAGAACAATGAGGAGTGGGTCACTTGGGAGCCGGGCAAAGAAAGTGTGTGGGTGCGTCAGCCTCCACCCTTCGCAATCCGTAGCTCTCCCTATCTGAACTACGCCGGCGAAATGAATTACCAGACCTTTGCGACACTCATTACCAGGGACGGCATTCAGCTCATCGGCGTCCGCGCCTCAGAGTCCATCCAGAGAGCCACATATATATCCAAGATGGACCTTTCAAAAAACGGCATTACCTCAAAAAATGCCATTTATCCCATATACGACTGGAAAGACAAGGATGTGTGGCTCTACATCAAGGACTACAACCTTGACTTTCCTGAAGCATATATAGACCTCTACCGCGTTGGTGTTATGAAAAACCGTCTGAGGCTTTGTAACTTCTTCGCGGCCGAGAGCATTGCCGGCCTGCGTTACATTGCCGAGACAGACCCGGAACTTTGGACGCAGATAGAACGGCGAGAGCCCAACGCTTACCTCACCCTGCTCTACTGGGACAGCGAAATGTTTAAGCGTTCCACCAGAAAGAGACGGGAGCTGGAGGGCGAAAGCAAGAAGGACTACAAGGCACTTCTGGAGAAGATGCTCCTGAAAGAGCCGGACAAGTACTTCACCAATGACAGCACCAGGCACACAGCCGCGGAATACCGCAAGTTCTTCGTACGCAACAGCATCTTCATGGAGGAGGGACACTTCCGCAGAATGCATGATGCTCTCATTGCTGGAGATCCGAAACTCCGTTCACTTAGAGCTCTGTACTCTCAGGTGTTCGGAGACTATGCAGATTATTCCCGGGCAACCTCCACAGCAAAGGGGGTGAAGACGTGGCAGAAATAAATGTCTTTGCTCCTCTGTCCTCTTTGCAGTGGGTAGACCGTGAACGGCTCAGAGCCAACGACTACAACCCCAACAAAGTCAGTGAGGATAATCTGCAGCTGCTCACTCAGTCCATTCTGACCAACGGCTGGACACTGCCGATAGTGGTACGGCCTGACTACACCATCATCGACGGCTTTCACCGCTGGACAGTCTCAGGCCGTGAGCCGCTGAAAACCAAGCTCGGCGGCAAGGTGCCTGTGGTTATCGTGGCACACACGGACGAGTCCGATGATATCTACGGTACCATCACTCACAACCGTGCGCGAGGCACACACCTGCTCGAGCCTATGAAAGCTATAGTCAAGCGGCTTATCGATGAGGGCAAGACCGTTCCTGAAATCAGTAAGCAGCTGGGCATGAAGCCGGAGGAAATCTTCCGTCTCTCTGACTTCTCCCGTGATGACTTCCTGCAGATGATGACTGAGGGCGCGACCTACAGCAAAGCAACCATTTTCAAAAACATTTAGAGGGTGATTACATGCAGCAGTATGAGAAGTTAAAAGTTTATATCCGCACAGAGAATGGACGCACTGTCTGCATGTGCCTTAAATCCAATAAAAGGTGTACCCGGAAATGTGAGGAAGACGAGGTATCTCGTGACCGATACAAGGGCTGGGAAAGCACCATGTCCCGCAACCGCTGGGGCAAATAAAACGATACCATACACTCAGTCGTGAAAGGGTGACCGCTTATGACAGCTCACCGACATTCGCCTCCTTTCGCGGTGGTGTCACTCTGCGGCTGTGTGTTCCCTTTATCTGATTGCAGGCCATTAGGCGGTGTCTTGGGTGAGGACTCCGCCTGATGTGCGCTGACTATCATTCATCATCAGGAGAGGAGGCGCGCGGTGGTGAATAATACCAAGCCAAAGACTTTGAAAGAGTCTGGTTTCTATCAGACAAAAGAATGGAGAAAAGCCAGAAAGCTGGCACTCCAGAGAGATCACTACCTGTGTCAATTACGCATCTCAAAAAACTGCACCAGAAAAGCCAACACTGTCCACCACATCAAGGAGCTGGAGGATTACCCGGAGCTGGCGCTGACCCTGAGTAACCTGACGAGCTGCTGTTATGCATGCCATGAGGAGACCAAGACCAAGGGACGCGAGTTGCCTCGTGGTGTAAGGATAATAAAGATGTGATTTCCGCTCGCTTTGATTTCGATGCGAAGCACTGTCACCGGCGACACGGAGACTGAGGGTATCCCCCCTACCTCCGAAGTTGAACATGGGCCGCTATGTAACCGCGCGCCCTTCTACCTTCGTATCGACACTCGCACATAAGATTTTTTTGGAAAATGGGGCTGTTGCAACAGCCGTAGAAGCCAAGGAAACAGAGCGGGCTTAATTCTATATTCCCGGAAATAAAACACAAAGGAGGTGCGCTACATGGCCAAAAAGGAAGACGGAAAAGTCGTTTTGAAAATAGACCTGAACGAACAGGCAAAGCAAATTCTTGAAAAGGCTCAGGATAAGGGTGTGGAGCATTCTTTTTTGTTTGTCACGACCTTTCAGCGCTATAAAGAGCAGATTGCCCACCTTGTAGAGTTGGAGAAAATCATCAAGGAAGAGGGTATGCTCGTCAAAAAGGAATATGTGAAAGGACGCGCAAATCTCTATATTAACCCGGCGATAAATGCCTACAACTCCACCGCAGGTGCCGCAGACAAAACTGCCCAGCTCCTGATACGCTACATTGTCGCTCCGCTTAAGGATGCCGATGGAGACGGCGATGGAGACGCTTTTGACCTCTTCTGAGGGGTGATTTGATGCCGGAAAACACCGCAACAGCTATCCCCAATATAGTCCGGTCATCAAAGGCGTATCAGTTTGCTGTTGATGTTCTGGAGGGGAAAATTGTCTCAGGCAAAAAGCGAAAGCAGGCTTGCCGCCGTTTTTTGAATGAGCTGGAAAAGTCCTTTTCAGACCCGACATATCCATGGGTTTTTGATATCGAAAAGGGCTATCGACCTATAGAATTCATGGAACGCTTCTTGGTTCCGACCAAGGGCGCGTATTCCAGAATGGAACTGCTGCCCTGGCAGCATTTTCTTGAAGCAAATATGTATGGTTGGGTCTCCCGGAAAACAGGCTACCGCCGTTTCCGAGAGGCCATTGTTATTGTTGGCCAAGGTAACGGCAAGTCGACTCTGATTGCCGGCAACGCCGCCTACGGTCTCACCAAGGACAATGAGCGTGGCGCAGAGATTTACTGTCTCTCCAATGCTCGTGAACAGGCAAAAATCATCTTCAACGAGTGTGCGGCACAGATTGACGGCAGTCCGATACTGTCAAAGCACATCAAGGTTACCAAGGACGGCGCCTATTTCAAGAACAGCAAATTTGAGCCGTTGGCCTCTGACTCCAAAAACCTTGACGGACGAAATGTCCACATGGCCGTCTTTGACGAAATCCATGAGTTCCGCGATTACAAGCTGCTCAATGTTATCAAGGGCAAGACCAAGAAGCGCAAACAGCCCCTTATTATCTACATAACCACCCTCGGTACCGTTATTGACGGTCCTTTGATGGATTATTACGTACTCGGCAGCAACATTTTGGACGACTCCGGTGCTATCTCTCAGAGAGCTGCCGACCGCACCTTCGTTTACATCGATGAGATTGACGAGGACGACGATCCCAACGATGTGACCTGCTGGGCTAAGGCTAACCCCTCTCTTGGTGTTCTGCTTGACCTTGACGACCTGATTGATGAGTGGGAGCGCGTGAAGACCATCCCGGCCGAGCGTAACAACTTCATCAATAAGCAGTTGAACGTCTTTACCATGGTGGATGAGCTTTCGTTCCTCGATGCGAAGACAATTCGTGCCAATAACGGTGAACATGCCATTGATGCTCTGCGCGGCTGCCGGTGTTACGGCGGCTTCGACCTTGCGGAGACCGAGGACTTCACTTCTGCCTGTCTGGAATTCCCGCTGGCAGACAACAAGTTCTTTGTGCTTTCCCATTCTTGGGTACCTCGGAAGAAAGTCGCGGAAAACCACGAGAAGCTCGAATGGGATGAGCTGGAGCGGCAGGGCTATTTAACCGTTGTGGACACGGATTATGTTGAATATGAGCTTGTAATGAAATGGTTTATGGATGCCCGGGAGCTGTACCGAATAGATTCTATCGGTTTTGACCCGGCAAAGGCCTTTATGCTTGTCCAGGAGTTGAGGAAGAAAGGCTTCATCCTCAACGAAGTTCGTCAGGGCGAAATGACCTTGACGGCGCCGCTGGACAACCTCAAGGAGCGTTTCCTCGACCACAAGGTGATTTACAACAATAACCCGCTGTTCCGCTGGTATCTGGGCAATGTCAAGCTCACCAAGCGCAGCGTGAACGCTACATATCTGCCCACAAGGCAGAATAAATACCGAAAAATTGACGGATTCGCCGCTTTACTCGATGCACACACCGAGTACCTGCGGAAGAATCCGCTTTTTATTGCCGAAGACAAGAAATTGGTATCGGTAATTGACTTAAGTTTGTGAGGTAGGAAGCATGAAATTCTTTGATTTTGTAAAACGCCTTTTCACCCGAAAGGCAAAAGAGGCGCCGCCCTCCGAAAAGGAAGAAAGAACTGTGCGAAAAAGGACACGGCAGGCGTGGAAAATCCGTGCAGACTACACGCTTGAAAACAGCGAAATGATATTTTCGGCAGTTTCCCGCATAGCGAACAGCCTGTCGTCCATGCCTTTGCGCCTTTATAAAAATGCAAAACCGATAATGAACGAACTTGCAGAGTTGGTTTGTGTTGCACCGAACTACGCCCCCACATGCCAGTGGATTAAGACGATGGAAGCGTGTCGCGGCACAAGCGGAAATTCTTATTCCATGAAAATCTACGATGCTTTCGGCAAGCTCGTCCGGCTCGATGTTCTTGACCCTGCAAGGGTTACGCCGATGATTGAGGAAAACACCAAAGAAAGATGGTATCGCATCCTGAGCGACAAAGGCCAGGAAGCGTATGTGCACGGCTTTTATATCGTGCACGTGCCTTTCATATCTGCAAACGGACATACGGGTATTAACCCTGTGTCCGTTTTGTTTAATACCTTGGGCTATAACGAGCAGATGCAGACTTTCAGTATGGATCAGCTCGACAAAGGCATCAATGCACAGATTGTTGTGGAAGCTCCTGCAAACCTTGGCGACACCCAGCGTGAGGAAACGATAAAGGCTATGCACAAAACTTGGAAAGCCTCCAGCGGCAATGTTCTGCTTCTTGAAAGTGGTCTCACCGCAAAGACGCTGAACCTTTCCCCAGTCGATACCAAACTGTTTGAGGCTGAGAAAATCACTCGTTCCAAGGTGGCCATGGTCTACAACATCCCTCCTCATCTGTTGGGTGACTACTCCGACACTTCGTTCAATTCGCAGGAGCAGGAAATGATTGAATTCCTGATGCTGACAATGCTGCCGGTAGTCACGGCTTATGAGCAGGAGCTTGATTACAAACTCCTGACTCCGGCACAGCGGAAAAACGGGTATCACTTCAAGTTTGATATAGATGCCATCTTGAGGGCAGACAGCGCTACGCGCGCCGAAGTGTATCAGAAGGCAGTACGTGGAGGCTGGATGAAACCCAATGAAGTCCGCGCTGAATATAGCAAAGCTCCTGACCCCAGCGGCAATAAGCTCCTTGTTTCTAAAGACCTTGTACCGTTGGAGGCATTGGTTAAGAATCCAACCCTGTCTCCATCAGTAGAACCTGTAGCTACGACACCGCCTGTTGAGCCTAAAGAAGGTGAAACCGATGATGAATGAGGAGCTTATCAAAGAGGGCGAAGCCCTCGGCATTAACACCAGTATGTACTACCTCTTGCCTGCCCACAAAAGAGAGCGGGCATTGAAGTTGGACATAGAAAAACGGCGAAAGGAGGAAAAGGATGGAAATCTCAAAAGCCAAGAAAATCGGCGCGGTTAAAGCTGATGCAAATGCTGACATTGCGCTGATTAACAAGTATTCAGTAAAAGAGCTCAGTCCCGAAGACGTCTACTGCTTTTCTGTGGTCCTCTGCGACAACGAGGTAGACCGCGACCTTGAACGCTTCACCACGGCGACGCTTAGAGAGCTTGCCCCGATGTTTGAGGGTAAGACCGGCATTAGCGACCACCGATGGTCAGCCGAGAAACAGGTTGCGCGTGTATATCGCACAGAAGTGGTTGAAACCACCGAAAAGAATTCTCTTAAGGAGCCTTTAGTCCAGCTCGTGGGCAGCGCATACATGCTGAATAACGAGGCCAACAAAAGCCTTATCGAGTCTATCGATGGCGGTATCACCAAAGAAGTCTCTGTTGGTTGCCGTGTCAAGAAGTGCAACTGCTCTATCTGCGGCCTGCCTCTCAAGTTTGATTGGCGTACATGGACCGAACAGTGTGAGACAGGGCACATAAAGAGCGAAACCTACGATGGCAAGATGTGCGTTGGCAATTTGGAAGGCGCCGAGGAGGCCTACGAATTCTCCTTTGTTGCAGTTCCCGCGCAGCGCGGAGCTGGAGTTACTAAGTCCGCCGAGGATGTTAGCGATGCATTTGAAACGCTGATGTCGGCGGATTTGTCATCTCATCGCCCGGCCTGCAAGCAGCTTTTGGATAAGCTGAAAACTGCTATGACTGGTCATGAAGAAATGACTGTCAGAGCAAAAATTCTCCGCGATAATGAAAAATTTATTCACTGATGAGAAAGGAATTTGAAAAATGAATCTCTTTGAAATGAAACAGCAGATGAAGACCCTGACCGATGCCATTACCGAAGATGCCCAGTGGATTTCCAAGAATGCCGCAAATCCCGAGGTATCTATGGATGAAATCACTGCCAAGACCAAGCACAGAGACGAGCTGCAGGCCAGACTTAACCTGCTCAAAGCTGAGCATGATGCCATGGAAGAGGCTCAGCGCACTCAGCTGGCCATGCAGAATGGCGGCGGTGATGGCATGACCGCAAAGCAGGCCGAGATTAAGGCCAAGGCAGCTTTCTACCGCGCTGCTCTGCTCGGCGGCGATGTGAGAAAGGCATACGAGGGCCTTGGTGGTATCCCTGCTGCTACCGCCGACCTCGGCTACGGCGATAACCTGCTGCCCACCAATGTTTCCAACGAGCTGCTCCTGGAGCCTCTGGAGGAAAACTCCCTCCGCAACATCGAGCCTGTGTCCCAGATTCCTGGTCTGGAAGAGCAGAAGCTCCTGTTCACTATCGAGGATGAGGATCTTGCTGACGTGACCGACCAGCAGACCGCCAATGAAATCGCCATGGAGGGCAGCTCTGTCTCCTACGGCAGATTCAAGACCAAGATTACTGCCACCATCAAGGACACTGTTCTGCACGGCTCTGACCATGACATCGTGACCGCTGTTGAGAATGCGCTGCGCTCTGGCCTTGCCATCAAGGAAAAAATGCGCGCCTTTGCTCCTGCCACTGGTAACGGTGCTTATGATGACGCCCACAAGCACATGAGCTTCTATCAGGCTACCGAGGGTGTTACCGCCATCAAGACTGTTACCGGCGTTGACCTCATCGATGCTGTTACCAAGGCATGGGCTGACCTGCCTGAAGCATTCGCTACCAATGCCGTCTGCGTGATGAAGAAGACCGACTACTACGCCGCAATTCGCACTCTCGCAAACGGCAATTCCGACCTGTGGGGCAAGAAGCCTGAGGATGTTCTGGGTGTTCCTGTAGAGTTCAACGACCGCGCCACCACTCCCATTGTTGGTGACTTCCGCTACGCTCGTCAGAACTACGATATCGGTACCATCTTCGAGACCGATAAGGATGCCAAGAAGGGCGAGTACTACTTCGTGCTCACCGCTTGGGGTGACCACCGCATCCGCCTGAAGTCTGCATTCCGTCTGGCTGCTGTTGATGCCGGCGCTGCCGCTGCAAATGTAAACCCTTAAGTGCGCTCCTGTCTGGACTGACGATAGGAGCGCTTACTCTTGCCCCGGAGTTTGACCCCGGAGTTAAGAGCTACGCAGTCACTACAACCAATGCCACCAATAAGGTGACGGCTA